CGCGGACCGCGGCCTCCCGGGGTATGAAGATAAGGATGAGAAAGGCAATCCGACCGGTATCGCCCTGCCCTACGTGGTCACTCTTGAGAAGAATACCCAGACTATTCTCTCTGTACGGCGCAACTGGTTGCCGGATGACGAGCTGAGGTTAAAGCGCAATCACTTCGTACACTACTCTTATATACCCGGGTTTGGGTTTTATGCATTCGGGTTGATACATCTTATAGGGGCTTTTGCGAAGTCGGGTACATCCATCATACGTCAGTTGGTAGATGCCGGTACGCTGTCAAACCTCCCCGGTGGGTTCAAGACTAAAGGACTTCGGGTTAAAGGCGACGACACTCCGATAAGCCCCGCAGAGTTCCGTGATGTGGATGTGGCTTCTGGTTCGTTGCGTGACAACATCATGCCGCTGCCGTACAAGGAGCCGTCGCAGGTACTGTATACCCTGTTAAATACCATAGTCGAAGAAGGCAGGCGGTTCGCCTCCGCTGCGGATCTCAAGCTGTCTGATATGTCAGCACAGTCTCCGGTAGGCACAACACTGGCGATCCTTGAGCGCACGTTGAAGGTAATGAGTGCGGTGCAGGCGCGGATACATTACTCCATGAAGCAGGAGTTCAGGCTGTTAAAGAACATCATTCGGGACTACACCCCGGATGAATACAGCTATGAGCCGGAAGAGGGCACGCCCAAAGCCAAGAAAGGCGACTATGACATGGTGGATGTCATACCGGTATCGGACCCCAATGCAGCAACAATGGCGCAGAAAGTTGTCCAGTATCAAGCCATTCTCCAGTTAGCGCAGTCAGCCCCGCAGATATACGACATGCCATACCTGCACAGACAGATGCTGGAGGTGCTGGGGGCGAAGAATGTTAATAAGCTGGTTCCGGTTGGGGCAGATGACCAGAAGCCGCGTGACCCGGTATCCGAGAATATGGATGTGCTTAATAACAAACCGTTAAAGGCTTTCATATATCAGGATCACCAAGCCCATATCACGGTCCATATGGCAGCAACGCAAGACCCCAAGATAATGCAGTTGATAGGCCAGAACCCGCAGGCGCAGTCAATGTTAGGCGCGTTGCAGGCGCATATTGCAGAACACGTGGCGTTTGAATATCGCAAACAGATAGAAGAACAGCTCGGTGTTCCGTACCCGCCGCCCAATGCTGAGATGGATGAGGATACAGAAGTCCAGATTTCCAGACTCGCAGCGATGGCGGCACAGCAGTTGCTTCAGAAGAATCAAGCGGAAGCACAACAACAGCAGATACAGCAGCAGATGCAAGACCCGCTTATACAAATGCAGCAGAAAGAGCTGGAACTTCGTGAGAGAGACCTTGCCATCCGTGAGAAGAAAGTTATGACGGATGCAGCAGACAAGGCTGATCGACTGGAGCTGGAAGAAGAGCGTATTAATTCACAAGAACGCATCGCAGGTATGCAGGTGGGAGCCAAAATCGCCACAGATAGAGCAAATCTCGAAGCAAAACAGAAACAAGAAGCAATGAAGCTGGTCCTTGATGCAGCAAGAGAGGCGGACCAGATTCAGTCTACACAAAGTTCACCACAACCTACAGGAGAGTAAATGAGTAACGACATACTGAAGTATATTTCAGACAAACTTGAAGAGCAGCGTCTAATACAAGTAGATGATGTGTCGCTCGGAAAGGCAAAAGAGTTCGGGGATTATAAATTTTCGTGCGGGATTATTCGTGGCCTGCTTATAGCGAAAAACATAATCATAGAAACAGCGGTCAAACTGGAGAGAGATGATGACTGAGTTGGTGATTGGGACGGACCCAAACAACATTGATGCAACGACTGTACTGCCGGAAACTTCGGAGCAAAAAGCAAAGCAGCTACCTGATCCGTCAGGATATCGCATTCTTTGTGCGTTGCCAGAAATAGATGAGACCTACGACAGCGGTATCGTCAAATCAAGCAAGACGTTGGAGTACGAAGAGCTTCTGACTACGGTGTTGTTCGTAATTAAGATGGGGCCGGATTGTTACAAAGATGAAGCTCGGTTCCCGTCTGGTCCGTGGTGCAAAGAAGGGGATTTTATCCTTGTTAGACCGCATACCGGTACCCGGGTAAAGATACATGGGCGGGAGTTCCGCATCATTAACGATGACTGCGTGGAAGGGGTTGTGGACGATCCGCGCGGCATTTCCAGAGCCTAAAAGGAGGCACATATGGCACTTCAAGAAAAAAACCAATTAAATGAAGAAGTTATCGACGAAAATGAAGACGAGTTGAAATTAGAGATTGAAGTCGAGGACGATACTCCTCCACAAGATCGTAACCGTACACCGATGCCGAAAGAGATTGTTCAGGAACTCGATAAAGACGAGTTGGATGAATACTCTGAATCGGTAAAAAACAAGATTGTGCAGTACAAGAAGGTGTACCACGACGAGCGCAGGGAGAAAGAACGTGCTCTTAGGGAACAACAGGAAGCTATAGCAGTAGCTAAAAAACTTCTTGATGAAAATAAGTCTCTCAAAGCCACTCTCACTAGGGGGGAGCAGACTCTTGTTGATTCTTATAAACATACCGCTGATATGGAGCTTGCAGCCGCTAAAAGAACCTATAAAGAGGCGTATGAGGCTGGGGATGCGGAAGCTGTTGTCGCCGCGCAGGAGGCGCTGACTGCGGCAAAAATACGTTCCGAACAAATAAATAGTTACAAACCGTCTTTACAACCGGAAGAAAATAGTATAGATATAGAACAAACGGTGGCACAAACTCCACAGTTTGACAAAAGAACTGTTGAATGGACCCAACGTAATACATGGTACGGGCATCCTGACCATGAAGATATGACTTTGATGGCTTTTGGGCTACATCAAAAATTAGCCAAGCAACATGGTCAGGAATTCGTCGGAACCGACAGATACTGGAAGGAAATTGACGACTCTATGAGGCGTCGGTTCCCTGAAATGTTTGAGGACGATGAACATATCCAAACTACTGCCGAGTATGAAAAACCGGCGGTACGTACACCAAATAAGCCAGCTACTGTTGTCGCTCCGGCTTCCCGAAGTACAGGCTCGAAGAAAGTCAAATTGACAGCCTCTGCTGTGGCTTTGGCAAAACGACTTAATTTGACCCCTGAACAGTACGTAAAAGAAGTTTTGAAACTGGAGAACAACAATGGCTAATGAAAGAAAAGAAGTAACCCGAGAACTTGACCGCCGGACTTCGCACGAACGTCCTAAATCATGGCAACCGGCTTCACTTTTGCCGGAACCGGATAAGCAGCCGGGGTATGCATATAAGTGGATACGTATATCCACCCAAAACACCCCCGACGCTAACAACTTGTCCGCAAAGATGAGAGAAGGTTGGGAGCCTGTGAGGATAGAAGAGCAGCCACGTATGCACTTGCTGCCGGTCCCAAATAGTCAGTTCAAGGATTGCGTTGAAATTGGTGGGTTGTTACTTTGCAAGATCCCGGAAGAGCTTATGGAGCAGAGAAAGAGGTATTTTTCTGATAAAAATAGGTCTCAGATGGAGTCTGTGGACAACAATTTCATGCGCGAAAACGACCAAAGAATGCCGCTGATCAATGAAAAGAGAACTTCGGTGTCTTTTGGTAAAGGCAAATAAATTTAATATTTAGGAGAAGTTAAGATGGCATATCCTTCCGTAACAAGCCCGTATGGGCTTATCCCGATCAATTTGATCGGTGGGCAGGTTTTTGCTGGTTCTACTCGCCTTATTCCGATTGCTTCTGGTTCCGCTACGGCCATTTATTATGGTGATGTGGTGAAGCTGAACAGCGACGGTGATCTGAGCAAGGATACCGGCACGAACGCTGCTACCCCCGTTGGTGTGTTTCTGGGCTGTACTTACACAGATGCTACCTTCGGTAAGACATTCCGTCAGTATTATCCCGGTGGTGTAACTGCCGCCGATATTCAGGCGTATGTTCTGGACGATCCCGATGCGCTGTTTAAAGTGGCTGTGTGCGAGGTTTACAACTCGACCACGGTTACGTATGTAAACCGCACGGCTGTTGGTAACAACGCTGTTCTGGCTCAGAATACGGGTTCTACTATTACTGGCAACTCACAGGTCGGTATTGATGATGCTGTAGGCACCACTTCGACGTTCCCGGTGCGTATCATTGATGTTGTGCCTGATACTGCTATTGCTGGAAACCCCGGTTCCTACACAGAAGTAATTGTGAAGTGGAACGCCGGTATGCACCAGTATTATAACCCAACTGGTGTATAAGGAGATAAAACATGGCAATTTCACGCGCACAACTACTTAAAGAACTGCTCCCCGGCTTGAACGCCCTTTTCGGTCTGGAATATGCCCGTTATGGCGAACAGCACAAGGAGATCTTTGAAACCGAAACCTCTGAGCGTTCGTTTGAAGAGGAAACCAAGCTGTCTGGCTTCTCCGCTGCTCCGGTGAAGAACGAAGGTTCTGCTATCGCCTATGACAACGGGCAGGAAGCATGGACGGCTCGCTATACCCACGAGACCATTGCTCTTGGCTTCTCCATTACTGAAGAGGCTATTGAGGATAACCTGTACGACTCTCTGTCGTCTCGTTATACAAAGGCGCTGGCTCGTGCTATGGCGTACACCAAGCAGACCAAGGCTGCTGCGGTTCTTAATAACGGCTTCGACACCGACTATAAGGGTGGCGACGGTCAGCCGTTGTTCAGTGCTTCGCATCCGCTGGTTTCCGGTGGCACCAACTCCAACATCCCGTCTACGGCGGCTGATCTGAACGAAACCTCCCTTGAGGCGGCGGTAATTCAGATTGCAGCTTGGACGGACGAGCGTGGACTGCTGATTGCGGCTAAACCCCGTAAGCTGATTGTCCCGCCGTCATTGATGTTTGTTGCTACCCGACTGCTGGAAACGGAGCTGCGTGTTAGCACCGCCGATAACGACATCAACGCTATCAAGAGCAATGGGTCGATACCGGAAGGCTACACGGTCAACAACTTCCTGACCGACACCGACGCTTGGTTCCTCAAGACTGACGTTCCGAATGGCCTGAAGCACTTCATTCGTGCTCCTCTGGGTACTTCGATGGACGGGGACTTTGATACCGGAAACGTCCGTTACAAGAGCCGTGAGCGTTATTCGTTCGGTTGGTCTGACCCGCTGGGCATGTACGGCTCGGAAGGCGCAGCATAAACCTTTCTGTATAGGTTTAGGAGGGGGCTTCGGCCCCCTTTTTTATAACTAAAAATAACTATTTCTTGACCGCAACCAATCAAATTGCTATAACTCATTGAACCAAGATTAATACTCATACCGACTGGCTTGGCAGACGTAGTAGAGACGGTATGGGAAATGTGCTACTACACGAGGAAAATTAAATGGCTAATACCACCTTCAATGGCCCGGTTCGGTCTGAAAACG